TCTGGAGTTAGCTCTCTAAGCTTTGATACTGCAGCTTCGTATTGCTTCTTATCGTATTCGTCTTTATACTTGTTGTAGTTAAATCCTGTTGGTTCAGGAAGCGTCTGAATATCTATCGATTCTGACTCTCCATCTTCCAATTCTAAAGGAGTAGCTTTTTTTTTTAACTCTTCAGCCTCCTGATCCTCTTGTTCCAGGACATTGTTTTGAGCTTGTGATACGCCGATTAATGACTTGAAGTTATTCACATCACCTGTATATCCTTGATCCTGTGCTTCTTCAAGAGCAGCATTTAATGCTTCTTCATTTGTGCACATTAACTGAAAAAAATCAGAGTGACTTCCGGTATATCCAGCATCAATAAAGTTCTCGTAAGAAATGCTTAGTGCTTCGTTACTTGGACTAGATGGATCCTGGTTGTTTGTATTTTGATCTACGTTTTGCTGCATCTTTTAATGTCTTTTATTCTACTGTTGATCCGTTGCGCTTTGTCCTGATTGCATGTCTACTGTTTGTGTTGCTGATGTCGGTGTTGCCGCTGTCGTTTGAGCAACTTTTGTTCCTGTAGGATTAAACCTAGCCATTGATTGATTAGCTACTTTGTTCTGCCTTTTAACTAACATAAACTCACTCCATTTATCAGAGCTAATTGGATCCCTTCCGGTAGCAGTAAGTATAGTATTGTACTCAGATAGAGTTCTAGGCACATACTTAAATGTTCCAGATCCAGACTTAGGCATTGCTTGTGTTGCAAAGTTAACACCTTGTTGTCTGTTACTGTACATCTCCTCTTTAGCTGACTGATCAATAATCTGACCACCACCTTCTGGGTTTGCCTTCACTTTATTGTTGTGTTGTTCAACAACCTTATCTATGTACTCAGTATATTTATTATCTGTCAAAGATAGAACTTCTTCAGATATTTTTTCAGGTTGATTTTCGTAATCGTAACCTAATGTAACCTCAATTAGACCTGTTCTTTTGTTGTATCTCTCCTTTTTAAACTTGGTTGACTTGATTGCATTAGCTGGAATGGCGTGACCTGCAACACCTTCAATAGAATCCATGAATGCTCTACTCATATTACTTCCAGGGTCTTGAACAACGTAGCTCATCTCTATACCTTTTCCGCTCGTTGGATATACCTCAGTTACATTTGACTTATCTCCACTAATCTCATCAGTAACAGCAAGATCTGCTGTTTTAATTATAGATTTTCCGGCTCTACCTTTTTGTCTGTTGACTTCTTTAACTGCCTCCATAGCAAACTTATCATCATACAGCTCAGACTTAGCTTTGAATGTTAGCCTATCTTCTAGCTCCTTAGACATACTCTCGTATATCTTTTCCTGAACACCGTCTTGAACTTCAGTAGCAAAAACAGCGTCAGGCCCCATATAGGGTACTCCTTTTTCTTTAGCTTCTTCCTCGTTGTCAGAGATTAAACCTCTCTTTAAAGCGTAGTCTATTTTTTCTGCGGGTGTCCATTGATCAACTCTTGTTTTAATTAAAGACTGACCCTCTTTACCTCTAGTATATTCTGTTATTTTCTTAGCGTTTCTTCCCCATCCTTCTATTCTCTCGTCTAATCCACCAAGCTTTACTAGGTCGTCAAGGTCTGTCTCTATATCTACAGCTACATCTGTCTCCATTAGTCTTTTAAACTGACCAGCAGGAACATCTATTTCTTTTCCATCAGTACCAACAGTACTCATAACCAATCCTTCTCCTGTGGATTTTATCTTGAAAGACTTAGCGTATTTTTCTAGCACCTCAGCTCTTGTATCATTGAGAGCATTTGATTTTCCTTCCGCTTCAAGAGCATCTCTTCTTGCTCCCCATTCGGTTATATCCTTTGTTAAGCTTTGGAACTGCCCAACTTGTCCTTTTAGATTATTGTTTCTAGCTCTTACTGTAGCTTCGTCAATCATTCCATTGTTATACTCGTATTCCGTCTGAAGATACTGAGCCTTGACAGACCCTCTAAGTTTTTCAGCTGCTTTATCTAGTTCAAGAATACCTGTATCATCGTATTGATCTTCATATACGTATTGATCATAAGTTTCTTGCATCTTCGCCTTGAAGTCTGCTCTATTTTTATCAAAGGCTTCTTGTCTAGTCCTTGTTAATTCGTCTTGTTCTAACTGATGCTTAGCTACATCACTAGCGGCTTTTGTTAGATCGATAATATTTGCCTGTCCTCCGCCTGCTACTCTATAGCCGGCCATTAAATCCCTTGCTGCCATATTAATTAAGGTTTCTAAATTCTCTTCTTGACATATTACCACCTGATTTTTTGTAGTCTCTATATGACCCTGAAAACGGATTACTATCTAACAATCCATCATTAACTCTAGGGGCCTCTGATTGCATTGAATCCATTGACATAAGACCAGTCATTGCGGCAGATCCCACTTGAGATATACCCGCTGCCACTTGCTGCTGACCTTGTTGTTGTTCAGCCATTAACATCCCCATCTTTTGACTCTCTCTTGATTCTTGCATTTGTCTAAGAGACTGTTGTTCCTGGAACTTCATACGCTCGATAGTTGCTTGTTGTTGGTCTAGTCCAGCTGCAATTTGAGCAGAAACCCTTTGTTGTCCAGCGTCCACTCTTGCTAAACCTCCGACTACACCTCTAACTCCACCTGATTGAAGTGCATCTACAGATGTTGCGAATCTCCTTGAAGCTTCTCTAGCTTGTAGTTCCGCTCCTAATGTAGACACTCTTAGGTTTTCAGAGCCTTTAAGTTCTTGTCTGTTTTTTTCTAAATCTGAAAGAGCTCTCTTTGCCTTCTTGGCTTTTATACCTCCAGCTATTGCTTGCCCTGCTCCCATAGCCGCACTAACACCTAGTGCTATTGCTGTCCCTGTCGCTATTGCCATACTTTTATCATTTCTATAACGTTAGTGTCTGACTCTATGTAACCCGCTTCCTTATATTTATTAAGAAGACTCTTGTTTTTTAAAATCACATGAGCGTACTTACATCCGTGATTGTTTGCTAGTTCTATTAAGCAATCTATTAACAACTCTATAGCTTCAGATCTGTCTTTATCTTTGTATTCTTTATTTGATATAACAAACTCTGTTAGAGCTACCTTAGAATTTGTTAAATACATAAAGCCTGCGCAGATATCTATATCATTTTTTGATATTATTATACCTGTCTCTGGTAAGAAATCTTTTGGTGGTGCTACCCATCCCCATGAATCCCACCAGGGCTTTAGTGTATTATTGTAATCAACTTCTTGTACAGCTCTTACATTAAATTTCATTACTGCAAATATAGTAAATATTAAGGGAAGCTTTTAACCACCTCTGTATTTACAGCAAATAACTCGCAAGGATCCAAAGATTCAGAAATCATTCTAAGTCTTGCAAAATAACCCTTTAATCCGTAGCTTTCTGCTAAATTATTTTTTACACAAAATATAAAGTCTCCTGGATTTGGCACACTACTGAGTGAGTTAAGTACTAATGTTGTCCCTGTGAGTGTGTCTATCAATCCAATCTTTACATAATCATTGTTTACCATGTAGTAAGCTATGTCACCAACACATACGTTTTGTGGAACAGTTCCAAACATTAGTGTATTTGAAGATAGTGAAGCCATCTCCCCAACACCTTGAACGGATAATAAAGATGTGTCAATATCAGAGTCAAGGTTTCTTCTTATGTAAGCATAGTTCATTCCTTCCTTATCTTCTAATGACTCTTTATTTACGTGACCTTCATCTAAATCTGTCGTTATGGTAGTGTCCCATGTTTTATTATTTGACTCTATTGAAATAGCTTTAAGTATTTTAACATCAGAAGGAGATTCGTTTACTACAAATTCAACTTCAGTATTGCCGGTCTCTCCGTAGAAAGTATTACGATCACCATCTGTTTGATTATGTATATATATTTGACCTTCCTTAAATGTAAAAAACTCATTGTTCATGTTTACCATAAACTCAGGGTAATATGAATGAAACGATGTCCACCCTTTTACTTTTTCGTCGTATGTAATTGTATTGTTTGTTGCCATGTTATTGCTCAGCAGAATCACTTCTTTTTAAATATTCATTTGCATTTCTTCCACCACCACCTAAGGTTTCGTTATCTATTGTTTGGTTACCGCCTATATTTAGACAGTTAGATATCATCCACTCCATTCTAGATTCACTAGGATTATAATACAATGTAAATAGTGGGGTGTTTTTAGGGTAATAAGTGTTAGCCGCTTCCTCACCAGATCCAGCATCAAGTATACTTATAGCAGAAACTAAGTAGTCACCACTTCCCGCAGGTGTAGTTGCGTCAATAGACTCATTGCTGTTTATTATAGTGGCTTCATCAACAATTCCTTCGTCTCTGTTGTAGCAAAATCCAGACATCCCTCCATCTAAATATTTTAAATTAGTTGGACTGTTATCAATAACGTATTTTTGATTTCTTAACGATCCAACATCATAGCTTCCCTTTCTTAAGAATGTTATTGACGGGTCATCGTCACTTTTGATTTTAATATAAATCACATTTTGAATGTCTCTTGTCAGTGGAGATATACAAGATCCACTAGAACCAGTACATAAAGCAACCGCTGCTATTTTCCCAACACCTTCTTGCGCAGACGTAGTTGTTGTCGACGTAGTGGTAGACGTAGTTGTTGTTGACGTTGTTGTTGCTTGTCCTGACTCTATACAACTATCGTCATAAAAGTTTGCAACATAATCTTCATCTCCTTCGTGATTAGCTTTTGTCGATGTTGTAGCGACTCCGTCTACATATTTCCTTAGAGTTATTACTCTCTTATATCCAGTGTTTGCCATATTAACAGTACTCTACTTGTTCCACTACTCCTGTAGTATTATTTACTTTAACCACCGGTCCATAATAAATCTTAAATGATGTTCCAATTGTGTGAGTTGATAGTCCTGTAAATAAACTAGTTTTACTAGAATTATAATATAATGTATCTCCTACTGCAGGATACGTACCTGTACCATCGTGGTACGCACTAAAGTTATATTTATTGAATTGGCTACCATAAGAATTACAATAATATGTTTTAACAGAGGCACTATATCCTTCAAAGACTTGTGATGAATAACCAAAAGCAGTAGCTACAGGAGCGGCTGTAGTAGTAGTAGTAGTAGTTGTTGTGGTTGTTGTGGTTGTTGTAGTGGTAGTACTAGTGGTACTGGTAGTTGTTGCGGCAGTACCTGTAGCGCTAATAGTACAATAAACTTTTGATCCTCCGTTTGTATATCCCGCAGGTATTCTAACCGCAGCTGTATATACATTATCTCCGATTAGGTAAACATTTGGTACAATGCTTTCAATCACACCACTTACAACAGACCCTGTGCCTGAAGTGCTTTCACCAACAGTTCCATCTAACATCGTGAATTGAGCTGTGCTACAATCAAATGTTGAACCTGGAGCTATTGTGGTGGTCGTAGTCGTAGTAGTGGTTGTTGTTTCTGGTGCTATAGTTGTTGTTGTTTCATTAACATCTTCATCCCTCACTACACAATCTAAAAAATCGTAGTATTGTTGAATATAGTATTGATCAGAAATAGTATTAATCTTGGTTTCACCAGTCTTAATTCCATTAACATACTTTCTTAAGGTTTGTATGACTTTTACTCCTGTCTTAGGCATTATAAGGTTTTACTACAAAGATACTAAATTTCAGCTAGAGCATTTTTAAGTAAATTGTAATACATGTAAGAGCATCTTTTAGGTTCTAACTGAATAGAAAGATCAGGCATACTATTAACATATGAGCCTTTGTGAAACATATCTTCTGAAGGCTTAGTAACCCCCGCGTTATGATATATAGAAACTTTATGCCATTTATTTTTAATATCCGTTGCCCAGCAAAAATCTAATACCTTTGGGCAAATAGTCATTATTCCTTTTTTCCATGGCACCCAAAGCATCGCCCACATTTCCGCAGTCCATATTTGAATTGGATAGTGATTAGGGTCTTTCTTTTTCTTTTCTTCACTCATGTCCCTTATTGGTTCATATAAATTGTGAGACATTTCAACTACCTCGTTCATTAATTCTGGTGTAACATTCTTCATAAGATACTGAGCTCCTCCTGAATTTCTGCTATTACCCCTAACTATATCCTCAGATATGTCTGCTATATCTAACATAGCCTCAAGAACATCTCTACCCTTTGTCATTATGTACTCGTAATTAAGATATGAAGACGTGTCACTGTAGTACCAGATGTTATCATCTAAAAGTCCATCAAAATCAATAGGTTTAGTTAAAGCTATATCCGAATCATGTAAAAATATAGGGCCTCTTTGAAGATCAGGAAATGACCTAAGATGCTTAGCTAGCAAGTGTTGTTTTATAGAAGGCACATATCCTTTATATTCTCTTTCATCTTCGTAAAAAACAAACCTAACGCCAGGGTATTTTTTTATTAGCTTATTAAAGTGCTCATCAATACCTTCATTGTTAGAGCATATTACATCTATGTCGTGTGACTTAACTCCTACAGACATGAAACTGAATAGCATCACATCTATTTGCCAGGCAAAGTATTTGGTTGCTGGTTGAGCACAAATATATTTCATTTATTTTATATTTAATTACAATCTAATTAAGCTAACCGTACCCCCCTAACAGTCTTCGTTTTGAACCGTTATTAAACCAGTTCCTGAAGAAATATAAGGTGCGGGACTATCTTCTGCACATCGTAGCACGAAATCATATTGACCTACCGTATTCACTGATACAGGTGTCGACTCTCCGCAAGGTACGTAAATGAATTGTGTTATTGATTCTCCAGTTGACGTATTTGTAAATCTATAATAAGAGCAAGTACTCGCTGCAGTAGTCGTAGTTGTAGTTGTACTCGTTGTGGTCGTGGTTGTTCCTACTGCTGAAGCGGTTTTTGTACAAGAATCACCAGAGTTTGCATAACCTGCAGGTATTGTTATGGTAGCAGTATATACGCTAGTTCCACCTACATATGTGGACGGACTGATTGATGTTATAGTTCCATCGCTTGTCGTTCCTTGACCGTTTGTTGAAGTCCCTGCTGATCCGTTGCTCATTGTAAATACCATATCATCACAATTAAAAGTTGCTAAAGTTGTGGTCGTGGTCGTGGTCGTGGTCGTGGTAGTGGTTGTTGTAGTAGAAGTTCCTACTGCTGTATCAGTACAAGTCACAGACTGTCCCGCATTAGCGTATCCAGATGGAACTGTTATAGTGGCTGTATAAGTATTAGTTCCCGCCTGGTAAGTAGAGGGAGATACTGATGTAATTGTCCCTTCAGATACCGTGCTGTATAAGCTAGTGTTAAATCCAGTCTGTCCGTTTATCAAAACAAAATCAGCATTGGCGCAGTCAAATGTGGGTAAAGTAGTTGTCGTTGTAGTCGTAGTTGTAGTTGTAGTTGTTCCTTCTGGAATACACTCTACTACATCTATTTCCCATGTGTAGTTTTCACAATCAACACTTTCTTCACGCCACTCAATTGTTGGTGTTTGAATAGATAAAACATATTGACCATTTTCAGGGTCATAACCTCCAATAATTTTAGACTCCAATGAGCTTTTCATATTGTCTCTAAACCAATCTCTCATTCCATATTGAGATAGCTCTGTTATTCCGTCTTGAGACAATCTAAGAACAGCTCCTCTTCTTGTATCAGCAAGATATATTCTTCCTCCCCATGTGGCGATTGAATGAGGTGATCTAGTAATCCCATACTCACCAAGATATGGTATTTGCTGTCCAAGTATTTCATTGGTTTGAGCAACGCTACCGTCTCCTCCAGCGCTGAATAAAACATTTTTATTATATAAGACCCTAGATATTTTGTTTTCTTGAAACACTATTAAGTCTGAATTTCTAGAAATTATTCTTTGAATATCACCGTCAGCATCATCTAAGTCCTTATAGTTTGCAGTCGATAGATTAAATTCATTAAGGCCATTGTACTTAGTTGTTTGATCATACACATTTGAGTACGTTAAAGAAGCTCTACGTTCGTTTTCTTGATACTTATCTATAGTTGTAGATGGTCTTGTAATAAAAGAATATTTGTTTCCAAAAAATGAGTCTTTAATTCTAATACTCTCATGTGAATTACCCCATGCAAAGCAATTAAAGAAATCAATCTTAATCCTTGCATTTACATTATGATCCTGACTAATGTCTCCCTCATCTAAATCTCCTTTATGATAGCCAAAGTTAGTAACTTCATAAGTTTTACCAACCTCATAATACACCTCTGTGTTTTTTGGTTCTGATTTTGTTTCAGCTAAGAAAGTAGAATTAGTTCCTTGTGTTTGATTAAACTCTATAGTTAATGTGGCAGCAGGAGCTGCCTGATATTTATGTGGCCTAGAGTTTTTTGACTCATAAACCATTATCTCTGCGTGAGATGTGTTAGTTGTTAGGGTTTTGTATTGAGGATTTGTTTGTCCGGTTGTTTGTTGTCCTCTATGAAAAGATATATGATGCTCTCCAAGACCTTGAGACACTATACTTTCATATATCCTTTCCTCCCAATAATACTCCTCGAATGTTTCATAATCTTCTGATGCATAGACTGTTTCAGTTGATGTGGAAATTTCATTACGTGAGTTTTCTATTTCATGAGTGTCAATAGTAGCAAAAGATCCCTCTAAAACCTTCCCTGCATCTCCAATTGGAAACGTTACGTTTGTATAAGCTCTTTTACCTCCATCTACAGAAGTGTTTGCTCTCCATGAGTACGCTGGCTTATATGTGAATGTAAATTTATCACCTACGTTATGTCCTGTTGGTGATGTGAAGTTTATTACTATCTTTTGCTGCACTCCATTTCCATCCTGTGCGATGTCTATATCTATGTTACTTGTAGAGCAAGTAATTTCATCTGACCAGTTTGTCCACTCGCCATTCCATTCGCTATCTTCGTTATTTTCGTAGTACTTACCTCTAGATTTTACTCTGTATCTAAACTTATCGGCAACAACATCTTTTTCTGATATCTCTATCTCTACCCTAAATATGTCATTTTTTTCTCCAGATGCAGGATAAGTAGAACTAACTAAGTTTATGTCATTTGTGTCATCTTCAAATCCATAAAAATAAGGACCTGTAGTTACATTGTGATATGGTGTGGTTAATGGGTGGATGGCCCATTTAGCATAAACTCTTTGATCAAAATTATATTCCGTAAAGCTATCTGCCTGAATTAAAAAGCTTGATCTTTGTTTTAGCGCCATGTACAACCCAGGTTCCTGCTCTGTGTTGGTAGCGTTTTCATCGTAGTCTAAAAAGTTTCGTTCTTTCTTCTCTACATCTTTAACCATGAACTGTTCCGGTATTCTTAATACGCCGTCAGTTCCTCTCTTCATAGTTATAAAGTCACCCTCTTTAATTTTGTTTATATCATCACCACCAAGTTTAACATATATATCATTCTCATCATCTCCAATATGAAAGGTGCTTGATGAAATGCTGTGATAATCAGATATTGTTTCTTTTATAAAGAATCTATAATATTTTGCCCACTTAGGTGCCTTGTGTTTAACAATAGCATACAGGCTATTTTTTGTTATCGAGGAATACGGCTTAGTGTAAACTGAATTATCTCCACCAGACAAAACAGTTGTAGCTCTACCATGTTCATCAAGATATACAATTCCCACCTCGTAATCTCTATTACTTTTTACAGACTGGTATGGGTTGTTTATTTCTGAAACTTCCTGAGAGTATGTCAGTTCTATGTCAGGTACTACCTCATTTCCAGACTCATCTATAATATCATAATTTTCTGTATAGTTTCCGTAAACTAATCTATTGTTTATTATTTCCTGAGTCTTGGCAGTTAAAGGAACATTATCGTATAGTCTGAAAATTTCTTTCTCTGGTAATACTTTGTATATCTGGTTGTTTGAAAAGGTGAAAGTTTTTTCTTCATTATCACTATATCCCTCATCATATTTATTAAAAGACTTGGCTACGTATATGGTATTCTGACCAGACTCCTTAAAAACAACATCTACTTCTACAACATTTTTATCACCTGTATTAAAAGTAACATCAACACTGTCGTAGTCGTTGACCATACATTCTAAAACGTGTGACTTATAATTAAACTTATATTTCTGTGGTAAAAAAGCAACATTTGTAAATGGAGATAAAGCGCTGTACTGTTCGTCTTTGTACTTATATCTATAAGAAAACATAATAAACTTTTCTTTTAGATTATTTTTTCTCTCAAGTTCCTCTTCAGTTTTCTTAGGATCAATCTTAGGAGGATTGATAGGTGGCTTTACAATAACAGATATATCATCGAAAGTAAATTCATGATTGGTTAATGCCTTAGCATCCTCTATCTCTATTTTTTTTGGAGGCGTTATTCCATCCGTAAAGTAAAGATAGGTTTTTTCATTATCGTCATCAATCAATACATTGCAATCAATAAGGTCTCCTTTACTGAATCTTAAAACGTTTGTAGTTCCTACTCTATTATCTTGTAATATTATAGAAGAGTGATCATTGTTGTGATTGTATTCAGCAATATGAGATCCGCTATCACTTACAATAAACCAATAAATTCTTTTATCTGCTGGATTAGTACAAGACCCAATGCATTCTGCATTATCGCCAAAGTAAAGATCTGTTATTTTTTTATTTGATAAAGAGTTTTCTATTGCTCCAACATCTGAATCACTTGAGTTACCAACCTTAACATTTAAAGCATCAATGTATTGACCCTTAGGAATAAGTCTCTCATCGAGATCCTTGTTCATTTTGCCTTCTACAAATAAATTTTTTACTTTACCCATTACTTAATCCACTTGTTTCTTCCGTTCAATGCTTGTGCTAAATCTAAAGGATGAATATCCATCATTCTAATCTTCATATTTTTCATTGATGCAAAAGCGTCATTCTTTAATCTTCTAACAATGTATTCTTGAACTCCAAATTTATGTGAAACAATTTGATGAGCAATGTATTTATATAAAAAATCTTCAGCCATTTTGTTAATCTTGATTTCATTTTCTTCAAGACCTTCTAGTCCATCAGTTATGTATTCAATCACAATAGTTTTACCTTTTACTTCTGTGCTTAATCTTAGCACACCCAACCTTTTGTCAATGTTATACATTCCATTGACGTTAGACTTATTGGTAAGCATTCCAAATCTACCACCAAACATTTCATCTGATAAAGATTTGTGAGTTCCGGTTTCATTGTCGCTTATTTGAGATCTTTTATTGTCAACAACAGAAGTACCCTCTGTTGCATTTCCGTTTGAATCAAAAATTATATCGAAATTATTATCCTGTAAGTAGGCAGTAGGCATAGCTGTGTCGTTATCTACCATCATTTGATGCAACCTACCTCTATCGTCTACCCAGGACAGTCTAACTAATCTTACAAAATCCTTAGGAAGTTCTAATTGAAGGTCATCTGGAAGGTCTAGTTCTAGTGCTCTTATATCTCTTAGTGCGTCGTAATGTAATTCCTGAAGACCTCTCTTCGCGTGAAATAATACGTCATATCTAGACACATTATCTATAACTTTACTTTCTCCAACATAAAACGCCATGAAGTTGTTTATGACATCTTTAATTAAAACAAACTGATTATTTCCCCAGTTGCTACTATCGTTGTAATATTGCTGATCTGTTAGTGCCATTATACATTATCTCTTTGTTCTTCCTGCTGCTCTAGTCCAGTACCTGCCTGAACAATCTGTGGTTCTCTAATTGTGAGACCTGTAAGCTTAAGGATTTCTGTGATTAATCTTGATTCATCATCTGCAAATAACTCAAAGTCTTGGTGATCTGAAGCTGATGGATTGTAAATAGGGTTTTCTCCTATCGTTTGATATGTCCACTTTGGATCTAAAGGTTTCCTTACATACATTAACTTTATATCATCATCAAGAGATGAAGGGTATAAGTATATATTAGATTCCTCCATACAGTACGAAGGATACTCTTCACTAGGTCCAGCTATATTTGAGAGATCTAAATAAACCTTTTTTAAAGGCGTTACATGTTCTACGTTTTTACCTGAATATGTTATTCTTTGAATTTTATATAAATCAGAAGGCTGAGAGTAATACCCATACTCCTCTGATACGGTAGATGTCTTTATAAATTTCTCTATCTTCTGCATTAGTCTCCCCTTGATGTCACCTGTGCCACTATGTACTCTTCTATTATTGTCTAGTGTTTGATATTTTTCAAACTCATTAAAGTAGTCATCAAAGATTAGCTGCTGTGCGTATTTGGCATAGCTATTAAACTGAGCCGGTGTTAGGAATCCTCTGTTCTCTTTATTGAGAATAGTTAAGACTGTATTTCTTACGTGGTTAATCATGAAACAAATATACAAAATAAAAAGGGGTCCCATTTTTGAGACCCCCTTATGACAACCATAGTTAAGGTGGAATTACTATAGCTGATTAGATATACCTTGCAATGTATCTAGTCCTTCGTCTGTTTTGAAGTAAACAGCTAATGCACTGTATACATTTTCACCATAAGGAACTGTAATGATTTTAGTTTTCTTCTTATCATTCCAGCTAACTGTTCTTTGATCATCACCTATAAAAATAATTCCCATTTCAACAGCTCTTACAGCTACATTTCTTAGGTTAATGTTTTCATCCTTTGTTAGAGAAATGAACTCTTCTGGATTTCTTCTAGCATAGATTAACATATCTCTACGAATCTCGTTTGATGCCATGTCAGATACTCTTCCTGTTAAGCATACTCTTGCGATAGCTTCAAGATCTTCAATAGACATATCCTTGGCTAAGTTCATAGCCTCTAGTTCTTGCTCTACATTTTCAACTTCTTCTTTTGCAGCTTCATTAGCATTGAACTCAAAGAATACACTACCACTGTCAGGATGATATATGCTTAGTAGTTTCTGAAGTAGGATATTTTCTTTTGGTACTATTAATTTACCGTCTTTAAATATGATAGCAGGTAATGTAACATCTCCAATCTGTTCGTCTTCAAACAATGAAGTTTGATTAGACGCATATCTAAGAGACCTATTCATTGTCCCGTCAAAATATTGTAAAGGTTTGTTTAAGTGATGTCGTGATCTTAATATATAATTTACTGGAGTAGCTCCTCCTTTAAGAATGTAAATTCTGTCACGTACTTCCCACTCTGGAGTGGTTGTTGTTTTTTTTCTAGGCATTGTATTATTATTTAATTATAATGTAAAAAAGATAGGGGAAAGAGGGCCGAAGCCCCCTTGTCCTATCAGGTAAAATTATTACTTCAATAAGATGAAGTTGTTAGCTCCGTGTACACATAGTGCACGCTCAGATAACATATGTACTTGCATTGCATCTAAGTCGCTAGACATTCCAGCTCCTCCTGCAGATCCAACTACCCAAGACTTATACTTACGATCTTCCGCTTCTGACTTGCGATACTTCACGTGTAAGAATGGACGTGTTGCATTTTTACCAAGTACTTGATCGTAGATAGTAGTAGTACCAGCTGGTACAATTACACCATCAACAGCAGAAGTTAACGCTCCAGTTGTAGCATCGTTTAAGTATTTCCAGTCAGTCTTATAGAAGTCATATCCTAAGTTGAAACCAGAAAATCCTAAGCTTAATGCCATTGACTCATCGTTATCAAATAATCCGTAAGATGCGGTTGAAGCTCCAGAGTTGTTTTGTGCAGCTAATACAGTATCAATCTCGAAAGATTTAGTACGGTTAACAAACATAACGTTCTCTTGAATAGCTCCTTCTTTGTCTAATACTTTGATTAACTCTTCGATATCAGTACGAGCAGCGATAGATCCAGTTGCAATGTTACCACGGTTTTCTACTTCGTAGAATAAACCTTTAGTTCCTTTGTATCCTTCACCAGCAGCACCTGATCCATTTGCAGCAGGACGACCTTCGATTAAAGAAAGCTCTAAATAATCCTCAAAACGCTGACGAGTTTCGTGCTCAGACTTCAAGTACCATAAGTATCCAGAAGCTCCGTTCTCAGTTGTAACTTCAATCCATCCGATCTGAGCCATGTCAGAACCATTAACCTCATATTTATCTTTGATGATAATAGGGTTATTTGTTTGGATGTCTTTAGCAGCCTCTAAGCTACCGCTCATTCCGTTAGTTCCTTTTTTAAATTCAGAACCAAATGCAAATACTTTTAATCCAGTTGTTGCAATTGCAGCAGCTAAGTTAGCGTTCTCGTAAGACTTAACAGTAAACGTGTTAGTAGTAGTAGCAGTAATAATTGCTTTCTCCTGGTCAGTACCATCAGAAACAATTACAGTTTGCCCTACACGGAAAGGGTGACCATTTGAAGTGATTACATCAGCAGAACGAGTTGCCCCAGTTACAGCTAAATGTAAACGTCCTTGCTCAGACCATTGGATAACGTCAGATGCGAAAGGCATCTCAGCGCCTACCATACGTAAGAAAGAAGATACAGAACGGTTTCCGTATTTTTCAAATTCTTGTTCATAAACATCAGGTAAGTATTGAGAAGTAAACTCAATGCTTGAACCTAAGTAGTTGTTTGAAAGCGTTGCTTTCGACGGAGCTGGTGTTAATGCACCTTGTACTCCTGAAATAGTTACAGACATGTGTAAATAGTTTTAAAAGTTTTAGTTTCGTTTTTTAATCTTAAACTCAAACTGATCATTGTTATCCACTACACGGAACTTAGTTCCTCCTACTTCTGTTACTGCATTTTCTCGGACGTTCATGTCAATGTTTTTAGTTTCTTTGACAATGTTTCCAGTAGCATCTGCCCTCCCTTGCTCGTAAAAATACTTTGCAATACGATCAGGGTTCATGGCAGAGTACAGTGCCTTGTGGTAAGAAGAGGCATCACTAAGATATCCATTCTCATCTAAGTGAGAACTTACAAACTTGGTGATATCCTTTTGTGCATCTATTGTTTTTTCGATATCAGATGGTTTGACAAACGACTTCTTTTCTCCAACGTTAAATTCAAAACCTTTGAACTCGTCATTGAAAAGTTTACTTGTCTTCTGATCAAAAACAGTAGAGCGTTCTTTTTGTAGCTCGGTTTGTTTTTCAGTTTGATCTCTATATTCATTATAAAAGCTAAATGCCTCTTTATAGTTTTCCGGAACGTCAACATCACTAGACCCTAGTGGCGCTTTATACTTTTCTTTTAAACTGTTAAAGTGATTTCTCGCTTCATACAATGCTTCTTTATAAGCAATCTTCTTAGCTCGGATTGTTTTGTCTTCATCTAATTCTTCATCATATGAATAATCTTCGCTAATGATATGCTCTATATCCTCCTTGTCCAGGTGTGGTTTAGTCTCTTGTAAAAATTTCTTTAACACCTGAGTGTCTTCTACTTCGGACCAATCCTTTTGAAGTTCCTGGAAATCTCTAAAAGACCTGCCGGTCTCTTTCTTGTAATCCAAGTACTTACTAACCTCTTCAGGGATTTCTTGTTTTTCGTTATTTGAAAGAACATTTTTTAGATCATCCATAGAGTTTAACTCTACTTCATATCTATCTTTTAGTTTTTGTTTAAACCAATTATCATCGTAAGCTGGCTCAGACTTTTCTTCTTCAAGAGTTTCTGTTTCTAATACTTGCTCTTGCTCGTCTTGGACTTGGGCTTGCTCTTGCAAACTTCCTTGCTCTTGATCTTGCTCTTGCCTTTCTTGCTCTGGTAATTCATCTACTGTTTCGTTTTGTTTAGGTTCTACTTCTGAAGGTGCCTCTTGTTCAACATTGGTTTCTTGATCAGGTTGCTGTGGCTCTATTCTATTGCCATCATCATCTAAAGCGAAAACCTTAAAATCATTTTCCATTTTATATTTAATTAAATTTATTACAAAATTACAACATTATTAGATACCCGTAATACCTTTATAATCAGAGCTTAACAAATCTTGACCATCAAAATCTATCGGATCTAAGTCTTGCTTTCTCTGTTGTATTAGTTTAGATTGTTGAGATGCTTGCTTAGCGGTTCTCTTGTCTTTTCTGTCTTCTTTGTATTTTTCTTTAGCAAGTTGAGTAGAACCTTTAGCTCCAACTATCTCAGCATCCATACCTTTTTGCTCTGAAATCAATATCCTTTTTAACTCAAATTCTTTCTCCATCTCCTGGATCTTTAATTGAGATTTCATTTGTAAAATTTCCATCTCAGCTTGTTTCTGCGCCATAGATGTTTGTTGTTTAACTTCTTCCGCAGATATTGCTGCTCTTTGATTAGCTTGAGATTGCTGCTCTATGTTTTTCTGTTGTCTTTCTTGAGCATCTTTTTCTCTACGTTTTTTTCTAACCTTTAATAATTGAGAAGCTACTTTTATATTTCTTACAGATTGAATATCTATAACGTCATCAATATCTATCTTACCTTGCTGTAGTGAAACTTGTATCTGCTGATCAAGCGCAGACTTTTGTTCTTCATCAGGATGTAATTCAACGTATATACCGAAGTCATGAAGATGTAAATCTTTTATCTCATCAATTATATCCATGCTGTACTTACCTATCGCTTGTATAAAGCTCTCTTTCATAGGTGAGTATTCTAATACATCAGACATCCTGTATGTTACAGACTCTGCTAATCTTCTAGTCAACTCAAGAATAGACATTAGTATGTGTCTTGTTGCTGTGTTTGAATTTAACGCTGCTAACTTTTGAAGACCTACTAATGAATTAGAATCAGGCATCGACCCATCCCTAGCTTCATTAAGTCCTGTTACAGACCTAAGCATACCCATGTTATAATTGTATATACTTATAAGAGAAGATATCTTAGCGTTTGCACCAGAAGATGTAAGCTCCTGAATAGGAACCTTGCCATTATTAAACTCTCCTTCTTCTGATAGAGATCTACCAATAACAGAACCTGTTTGAAAGTATAAGTTAAGAGCCTCCTGAGGCGTGTACGAACCGCCATTACCCATGTTGATAGAACTAAGTCCATCTATATCCATATATACTCCATCAGGAATCATTTTCGATGTTACCTGTTGAAGCTTGAGGTGGGTTAATTGAATCTGATCCGCAAAAGGAATCATTCTTTTTACAAGAGAATCTATTTGACCTCTGTACATTTTTGGCGCACTGACAATAAATGGTGGCTTTGCAACTGAGATTGCAGACTTTGGACGAACCATGTTCTTCATTAGTTCCCATTTCAATAGATGATTTGTTCCTAGAACAAGAACACCTTCGTACCATACGTCAATTCTTTTAGAAAGTTTTTCAAATCTTGCTGCTTCGCTTTTAGGTGGGTTGAATCCATCGTCTTTCTTTAACACTTTATCACCACCCTGTGGAGTCTTTTTCTTTTTATATACTATATTTTTATCTGTCTTATAGCAGAAATAGAGAAGTGTAGCTGTATTCTTATCAAGATTATCAGATTGATTACCTCCTCTAACCCCTTGGTAAGAGTCAAACTTAGATGATAGTTTAGATATATCCTTAAGGTCTTCCTGTGAAAGACTTGGGTCTATCTTTTTTAACTCTGTAACATTTACATTCTTAACTTCCCCAAAGTAGTAACAGTCATTAAAGTTAGGATCTTCAGTCGGACTCCATATTAAGTTAGCAGGATCAACATAATCAATCTTAATGCCATCATGATTATTATAGCTATGCTTAACAGCGGATATACCTATAACGGTTTGATCCTCACTAAGCCTGGTCTTTACACTGTCGTAATCGTTTATTTTTAAAACGTTCTCAATACTTTTCTCCTGAGCTATTTCAATATCATCCTTGTACTCCATTTGCATTTGAAGTTCGAGCTCATCTTTTGACTGTGGTAATGTAGATGGATCTTGATCAAACATATCCATGCCGATCATCTCAGTCATTTCAGATAAGTTTTCTTTGTTTCTCATCTCTGACTGAATCTTCAGTTTATACATTTGCTTCTTATTAGAGCTAATAGGATCAACAGCTTCTGCAAAAATGTCATACATTCTATGCTGCATCCCATTAACAACTATATCTACAAACTTAGGAATGATAGGTACAGGAGTCCAATCTAAATTTAAATAAGATATATCTCCATTAATAGCTAATTCATTCTTATACTTCTGCACAGACTGTTCGCCCATAGCATAAGTTCTTAGTTTATGGTATGTATCTCTGTTACTAAAAAAGCGAGATGTCCCACTTTCTTTTTTAAACCACTCCGACTCTATCGCTTGACCTACTCTTAATCCGTATTCTTTAGATTCTTTTATAGAATCCTTTTCCAACTGATCAGGGAAACCAAAAATGTTTCTTGTTTGAACTCCGTTCATATATTGTTATCTCAGTATAGTACTATTTAATCCACCATTATTGTACCTTGCAAAGGTAACATTTATTTCTTTAACCAATTTCTTTGGCTTTGTAATGTACTTGTTGTTAGCCATTATAGCAAAACCAGATGACACCGTTGCATCAAACTTAGTTCTGTTGTTGATATCATAGTTAGCCCAATCCAAAAGAGTCCTGGTAAAATACATATTACCGGTACCCTCTTCACTTAACCCAACATGCTTTTCAATGTAGGATTCTATTGCTTCAGCGTGAATAGATATCACTGCTTGTGAGGATGGTATACCCCCTAGTTCTTTCTCTGCTTTAGATAAATCATTTCTATGCTTGTCTGGTCGAGATAGACTAAAACCTCTGTACCCTCTATTCTTAAAGTGATAAAGTAGTCTGGGTTTATTATTCTCACATAGTACAGGCATACCGTAAAATACACAGGCCATGAGTACATCTTCATAAAATATCTCTGCTGTCTGTGGTCTTGATATATATTCTAAAAAGAAATAATCAGATGGTCCGTCAAAGTTTAATTTAGTCATTCCGTGTAATGCACCATTAGATCCACCACCTCCTACTGTTCCTGATATATCGTAGCTGTCACAACCAAACGCTCCAATGTGTTCGTTTCCTGGATGCTTTGATCCGTTTTTATTTATAGTATTATTCCTTAACTCAAGAGGCGGTATCCATGACACATAGAATCTTCCCTTAGGGTTAGGTGTCCAAATAACTTCAGTATCTTTTTTGCCGTTGGCCCAGCTAAAATCTCCACGTCTAACTACACGTTGAACTTCTAGTCCATCGTTATAGTCTATCTGCTCATAAAGCCTGGACAAATTAAATAAAGTATTCTTTGATTCATCACGAAAAGCATGATTCTCTGTTCTAGGAAACTGTCTGTAAAATTCATTAAGAGCATCTGGATCATTACGTAATGAGTCAACTTCATTGTTCCAGTAATTTATAACTCCCGTATCTATATTCATCCCATCAATACCCATTACATCTGTATCTGGCTTAAAGAAAACAGGGTGTCCATATATATCTATAAATCCTTCCATGTTCCATTCCATTGGAATAAACAAACTATACATACCGCTTTTAGTCTGTCCATTGGAGTTTCTTTCTGAAGCGTCCGAGTCTCTATAAAGTTTCTTATAGTTAGATCCGCCTTTATCTAATGCGTTAGATGTAGATCCCATCATACATTTACCAATGATTCTTCTACCTAGCCTAAGGCAGGTCTTGGTAACCCTCCAATTATTTAGAATGTTGTCTGGCTTATCCCACTTACCTGATTCATCATGAACAAGTAGTCTTAGTTTTTCACCATCATAAGAGTTATCCCCTGTATTTTTCCAGTCTATTGTTGTATCAAGTCCTGTAAGATGTTCACTGTTGGACTGTTCGATGGACTTACGGGTAAGTTTAGAAGCTGGGACTCTGTACGCAAGCTCGGTTTTAGGTCTATCCATTCCATCTTGGATCGGCTTAAAGAAGAAGGGGTAGTTGCTTGATATTGGAACGACCTTATCTGTAAACATTTTTTTAGCATCGGCACCAGATTTGGACAGTATTCCGAACCGTGCATCGCTTGTAATTGTTGCCTGATGAACGGATTCTCCTGAAGACATAAAGCTAAATCCGGAGCGTCTGTTTTTAAGATAGCACATTCCGTAAGACCGAACGTCTGCTTTACAGGCTTCCCAGAAGATATAGAAAACTCTGTTAGACTCTCTGAACTCTGGCTGCCCAACATCAATCTTGGTCCACTGCAAGTACATGTAGTGAGAGCCAGTAATATAAGTAGCCACACCGTTATTCTTAAACCAAAAACCGTCCTCTCTTCTTTCAAACTCAGTTTCAATATATGGTATCCATGATTCTTTGAATGCATTAGGGTAGTCGTTCCACTGGAATATGGTCTGGATTTTTTGTAGATCCTTTGGTTGCTCTTTAGGTTCCCAGTACTGCTCTTCTTTTTTTTCACTTCTTGTGTAAATATCTTTAGGCTGCAAAGGTAATCCAATTCTTAGACTTTGAATCTCCACAATACTACCAAGTGTTCCATCTTTAGATATAATTACTATATCATAATCCTTGTCGTAACCATACTTCCAAGATTTATCCTTATTGTTTTTCTTGAGAACAGAGTCAGTAACTAAACCATTAACTTCTTTGATTAGCTCAAGACTTTCTACCTCTTGACTCTGCGAAGCTTTGGAATCCTGTATCTTTTCCTGAACTTGTTTCAGATTCGTCCTTGCCATCTAGCTTATTTCTTTCTTGTTCTATTCGTTGTAATATTTCTAAGGCATCGAATATCGCAAGCTTTTTTGTTGCTGCCGCATTCTTCAACCTATCTGCTGCAAGATCATCATCTGGTTTGCCTGTGATAATCTCCTCTTCTGCGACCTTTATAAGCTCTTCTACCGCACGTTCTCCTGCGCTTATTACTCTACATATAGTTTCTCTTATGTCTTCCGCCATACATATTTTATTTGAACATTGATAGTTGCGTTATAAGTCCAGTAATTATTATTATTATTATCCTTCATTGAGTTAAACTAATAAACATATATCCGACTCCCTCATTCTGTAAATCTTCTCTCCTTCTATTTCAAACTCATACTCAGAGTTCTTAGTAAAACCTACTCTTGTTCCTGGGTCAAAGGTAGAGCTTACCTTTATAAGTCCCACATGTTCTTCTTTTTTCTTTTCTGTCCTATATAAATCGCCAGACTGTATATAGTCAACAGGACCAACAAAGCAATACCCTTCAGTACATTTCCAATCTTCTCCATCATTATACATATATATGCGATCAGGACTCACTAGGTAATAATCGTCACGAAAGTACTCATTGCTTTTACGTTGATTACCTTTCATGTCGAAGTATGTTCTAAAAACATTGTGGTGTAAAACCACTATATCTCCTAAGTCTGGTCCGTTACTTCCAGTGGTTGGCACCGCACAAACAACACCCAGCCTGTTCACATAACTGGCATCTTCTATAGAGGTGTTGACGATTAGTGTCTGATCTCCTATTGTCTTTTGGTTGTTGTATTCGCTCCCATACGGTGTGATTAAATAGCCCCATCTTGGTTTCATATTGAGTTTAAATTATATTCTATTATCACTGGTGTGTTCATGATCTCTTTCCACTTAAGAATCTCTCCATCCTGTTTAACCCAGATAGAGTAACTGTCTGCTTCGTGATTGATCTCGGCAATCTCATAGTTGCCTCCTAACACTTGTTGTCCTACAATATAGTGCATTGCATTCTTATAATCAGCACCTACTGATATTTTTCTAATATAAATCATTTATATTTATTTTAATTCTTAGTATTAAAGCTCCTCCAAAGATGAGCTTTGTTCATTATTACGCCTCACTACTTGAGTTAAGCAAACTACTAAATACTACTGCTGCTATGTTCAATCCGTATATTCTTAAATCTTGTATCATTGTCCTTCGTTAAATAAGGCAGTTATTTCGGTAGAAGTAAGTTCCCTATCGTAAACCTTGAATTTAGATATACGTCCGTGAAAATATTCTGTAGTCCCTGCTCCCCATCCTAACTGTAGGTTGTCATATGTATGAGTACCACTAATATTATCCGTTACAGCAACATTATTATTTACATACATCTTTACACTTGAACCATCCCCAGTTACAGCTATAAAATTCCATTGGTTATTAGTTAAAACTGCCCCATCGACATCAAACTTTATACTGTTTGAAACTCTTCCTATAAGTCTTGAGTTATTGTTATCTCCTCTTTTTTGTATAGTACATTCTGTGCCGCTTGTACCAAAAGAAAATACTCTCTGCCAGTCATTATTTTGCGTAGGATAAACCCAACCGCAAAAGGTAAAAGGACTAGCTGTGTCTAAAGAAATGTCGTTATTAGTAAAATACTCACTAGAGCCACTAAAATCAAAATAACCGTAAGAATTCCAATCAGCGCTAGTCATATTAGTTCCTACTGCGTTATACCCATTTGGATAGCTAGACTTAGTAAAGTTAAAGTTTTGTCTTACTTCGTCTTGGGTTAAGGCTGATGAATATACTCTTACTTGTCCTATTCTTCCATTTAAAAAGCTATAATTACCATTTGCTTGGCTACCTATATTTATGTTTTGAGCCCCTCCAGAGTTAGGAGTACTAGTAGCTGCTACTGTGTTATCTAATTCTCCATCTATATAGAACTCAACTTGACTTGATTTTCTAACCACACAGACGTGACGCCAAGTGTTTAAAGATAAGGCAGATGTTGAGAGGCTAGATTGTCCGCTGCCTCCAATTCTTTCATATAATGACAGATTTCCACCTGCCGTAATACTAAAGTTTGTACTACGTAAAGAATCAGTAGTTCCGTATTTAGCTAATATTGGGTGAGTCGTATTTGAATCAATATTAACCCAACACTCAATAGAATAATTTTTGCTAGTAAAATCTATTGGAGTTGTACTTGTTGAAGGAATACTAACATAATCATTACTACCATCAAAATCTAACCAGTTACCTAATTCAGAATCAAAGGTAGCACCTGAAATAGTACCGTTGCTTCCAGTTAAAGCAGTCCAAGTACTAGGTGTATTACTATATCCGCTTTCCCCTTTTTCTGGGAAGCTATCTGCATCTAAATGTAGTACAGTATCTGAACCAGTTGTAATGGTTTCCGTAAATGTTCCAGAGCTAAGGCTGGGTATAAAGTCACGAATCCCCCCGTATGTGCCCCTTTCCATATTAGAAAGTGTCATCTTAAAATAGTTGTACAATGTAGTTGCTGTAAAACTATCAGAAATTTCTTCTCTTGTTGGATTTAGAGCAAAACCGCTGGTCGCCTGCTGTGCTGAGCCTAGTAATGTATATGCCGAGCCGTCGTTAGAACCATAAAATTTAACAATACCAGTATAACCTCTATAACTTTGAGAATTTGCTCCAGCTATAAAACCATCTACAGACAAAGGCTTAGACATTGTAAACTCAATAGTATTATTTGCTTCTGTTGATCCATTGTTTCCAAAACCTATGTTAACCGTTGGGTCTTGTAGCGTGGCAATTGTGAACGTGCCGCTTGTGCTTGTTGTTGTTAGTGATTGAACACTATCATAAAAATTATCATCAGCTTCTTGAACGTAATCGGTTTCAGTGGTTACTTCTTCAACCAACCCATTCTCGTTAGTGCTTTTAGCTACTGCGTAGTATATATGCGTTGCGCCATTAGTGTTAAAAGAACCACCGTTAAAAGTAAAACCATCTCTGTTAAACGTAATACCGCTACCCGAAGTTGCTTCTGCATTATTTGTATCTGCTGCTAAATAATCGTTTTTATCAGAATCAGTACTTCTTTTGTTATCTATTATTGCCCAATTAGCACCTGAAGATGATGACCTTTTTGTTATTATAAAAGCAGGTTCAAATCCTGTATTTATTTTCTTTCCTGCAGCACCTGTTCCTACAAAACTACCTACTTTAGATACACCTCTTTTTGATATAAAATTATAAACAACGTAATCCCTTAGCGAAGAGTCTAATTGAGCATTTTGGTGATTGTTATCAGAATAAAATCTTCCGGTAAATGCAGAGCTTTGAGCATCTGTTGCGTTTAACACTAAATATCTATCTTTCCCAACATCTTTATGGTATGTATACCATGATGAAGTTGTAGATGTAAATTTATATATTGACATTTCAGGCTCTTGGTTTAGGCCGTGTGTTAGTTTTGCATTACTAGTATTAACCGAGGTGCCAGTTGTATAAACAACACTAAAACCTAGTTCTGTATTTACTGATAATTTTTGGCCCGTAGTGCCAATTGGTTCGCTTAGCCCAGCATCCGTAAAAGTGCTATAAGAAGTTCCATCTATACTTACTTTATCACTACCACTTGGTGCGCCTCCTGCTTTAAAACACCAAGCAACGTAGTTTCTACCGCTTTGGTTGTTGTATATATAATCATTATCTGTTGTGAACCCATCGGAATCAAAACTATTTAGGGCATTAGGCGTGAGATTACCGTTTGTTGTCTCTGTGCGTATCCATTTATCAGCCCCCCTTAATGAGTCCATAAGCATATGAGAACCTCCTGTGTTATTACTAACTGTTACTCTACTTTTTAACCAAACTAAATCTGGCTGAAAACCAACCCCCGTAATAGATTGTCCACTAGCAGAACCATCACCAGTATATAAAACAGTATTAAAATGCTCGTCAACGTTTGTAGCAGGTGTATATTCGTGGTCTTTTATATCATACCAAATAGAACCATCACCGTCATAAGAATCTACGTCATTAGCATCTAGGTGAAGCACCAACCCTTCTTCTTGATTACCTGTTCCGCCTCCATCATTTCCTGCATCGGCTACCTTAGTATCTATAAGTCTTTCGTTAATCGCCATTTATCATATTGCTGACGCATCCACTACGTCATAAGTAAATGCATTGATTGTATTATCAAAGTGTAAATTATTTATTGCTTGTGTTTCTATATTATATTCTGGAACAACAACATTAAAAAACCCAAACTCTTCTAAAACTTCATCAGAAGCTACATTTGCGTTTGTAATGCTTTTACTACTGTTCGATAATATGTTTGGGATAGTATTGTACTTTACAACCTTTCCTGATTCTAAACGTGCTTTCATTATTCAGTGTAATTTGATATTGTTCCAAATATTTCAGTATCATCATTTGTTGATATTAACTGAATAATATTTTTTGTAGCTGTTCCGCTATAT